TGGTGTCCACGTTGCGGGGAAGTCCCTGAGGGCTTGGCGGTAGGTCGCCCACACGATTTTGTCGGTTGGGGTGTCGGCAATCATCGCCCAATCGGATTCGACTAGGAGTGCGTCACGGCGTAGTCGCATCCGTTCCATGAGCCATTCGTCAGGTGCTTCGGTTTCGTAATCTGCCAATAGGTTCATTATGCCGCCCTGTAATACAGGTTGAAAGTGATGATGTCGCCTGTAGTCCACGCAAAAGGTACTGTCGCGTTGGCCGTAGTGTAATATCCGTAAGTTGCGTTCACGGTTGTAGCGCCAACGGCAACACTAGAAGCGGAGTTGTATCTAGTCTGACCTTGAAACATGGATACAGTAGACAAACGATATAAGGAACAATTGCCGTATGACGTAAAACTGTTTTGCATATCAGCGTTTAGGTTAATTGGCAAGTTGATACTAATTGAACCAGTTACTGATGAGGTACTCCCCAAAGTAAAAGACCCGTAGTAATGCACAAAGTTGTTAACTCGACAGTAGGCACCCGTGGTTGTGCCGTTGCCTGCCGTAATGTTTACAAAAGTTGGCGTATAGGCTGTGTATGTCCCCATTAACTGGTCAGCTGTTGTAACAAACTCAGTCGTCGCAAGTTGAGTTGTAGAAGTTCCTGCTGTTGCGGTAGGTGCGGCAGGGATACCTGTAAAAGTAGGGGTAATCAAATCTGCTTTCAATGAAAGATCACCTAAAGGCGCAAACTTTGAATTAGTCAAAGTGAAGTTAACTGTTCCCGTACCAGCGGAAATAACTTTGATAACAATACCGCTACCTGTCCACGGTAAAACAACTGGATAGTTGGTCATAATGGCGGTAGTGCCAGCCCCACCAACAGTAGGTGTAGCAGGGGTCTGACCTGGTTGAGCCGTAATAATATAGATCGGAGTTGTTGACGTTTGCGAAATGCGTAGTTCGGTTCCAGCCCCGGTCAAAGTGATTGTGTCAACGGTGTTTGCTACAAGGGTAACCGTTATTGCTTCCGAACCTGTGTAGGTGGCCATGATGAACCTTTCGTGGTGATGCTGAAATTATAGACGAAAAAGCCAGCCACCGTCGATAGTGGCTGGCTCGTTCGTTTGTTAAGGGTTTGGTTATGCGCCGACAGCCAGGAAACGTACTGTCGTTGCTGACATATCGGTTGTGCTTGGCACTTCAATGAATGCGCTAGTTGCTGCGGTCTGACGGTACAACAACACTTTAGGTGTCGTCAATGAACCATCCCACGTTGGCAAGTAGCCGATTCCAGCGGTCACAATGAGGTAGTCAAGTCGTGAAAGACCTAACTGCGCCAAAGTAACTGCTTCGCCACCTGTCGCATACGAACTGTCGAAAGTGATAACACCAACGACTTCTTTACGCGAACCAGGTACTTCAGGGCCAGTTGTGATACTGACTGAAGCTGCCATCAGATGCTCACCTCGGTGATGTCCTTGATGACGAAGTGGGCGTTGCGCTGCTTGCAAGCAAGTTCGCCGTAGGCGTACATGGTTGCTTCGTAGGCATCAACGTCGGGCTTACGGTTCATTACTGCACCGTCCAAGTCCATGAACTGGAATCCGTCGCCAACCTGGTGGTAGGTCAAGACTTCAGGGTTGATGCCGTACAGGCGGTTGTTCGGGCAGTCAAAGTCTGCGTACAAGGCGGTCGGGCGTTCGTCGCCCTTGCCGCTGACAGACGGGCTGTAGAACTGGATACCTGCGTAGCCACCCTTCAACGAGGTCTGCTCCATGTTGCGCTTCAATGAGAGCAACAAGTTGGAGATAGCCAAGTTGACACCTTCAGCCGAAACCAACAACGAAGGCTTCTTGCCCGAGTTGGTCAAGGTCTTCATGATGGAGCCTGTGATAAGGGTTTCGGTGATGGAACGGTTGGTTCCCGAGTTGCTGTTCACATAGGACTTCCACTTCGGTTGTGACGAAGGGTTGATTGTGTGCAGGACTGCGGTGTCGTCAACGATGGTCTGAAGACCAGTCAATTCGATCTGTCCGTCGCCAGGCTGACCTGTGTTGCTGGACGCTCCACCTGCACCGCTACGGAAAACGTAGTGGCTTGAAGTGGTCGTGACTGCTGCACCTGAGATGGCGATGGTCTTGTTGGTTTCGTCGACCGAGCTGATGGTACGAGCTGATGCAATGGTCGTCGGGGATGCGACGGTTCCGATGTCAACAACCATGCCACCATCAAAGAACAACTGACGGAGTGCGGTCGTACCTGTGGTTGAAGCCAAGACAACAGTAGTTGCTGCCGTGGTCGTACCACATTGTGCGATAACGCCGTTTGACGTACCCCACAACTGACGGTTGACATCCTTCATTGCGTCCTTCTTAATGCCTTCCATTTCGGCATCCAAAGCATCAATGAAAGCACCACGGTCGGTAACTGCCTGCTTGATGGTTGGGCCTGAAAGCTGGATGCGTCCGTAGACGTAACGAACGGGAACCGGGACGGTTGCGAAAGCCTGGTTTCCTGCGGTTGGAAGTGTTGCGTTTTCGGCTCGTGCGCCGACACCACTTGAGCGTCCGAGGTGGACGGCGTGGCGGGCAATACGACCCTGGACGGTGTCTTTGCGGGTTTCAACTTGCGAAAGAATGAAGTTCGCATCATTGAGGTTGTCGAGATATTCCTTGTAGTCATCCTTGAGGATGGCATCAACGGTTGAGAGTGTTGCGGGCATGGTGGGTTTCCTTTAAGAGGGTGAGTGAATGTGGGGGTTCACAACCTTGTCAATGGTTCACGCCATCCAGCGTTGCCTTGCATCTTCCGATGTTATGTGGTTGTATGTGGTGCGCCTCGTCCGAGGTACAGAAGTAATGCTACACCACTACAACATCTGTTTGTCAAATGGCTAGTTCAAACCGTTTTGTTGCAGTCGTGCCATAGCTCGTTCACGAGGACTCAAGTTTTGTCCTGCGAGGTTGGTTGAGGCTTGCCCATTGATGATGGGTGTCCCCATTTGGCTACCTGCCTCTGAACGCTTTGCTGCGATCTGCTGCGCTTGGGATAGAACTTGTTCTTCCATTTCCCAAATTGCCATGGAAAGGTCAAGGTCGGGTCGGCGGGAAGCTGCGACGATTGCTGCGGTTGCCAAAGGCGTATCAGGTTGAAGTCCATGTTCTGAGAGCGTCTCCTCAATTTGGCGTTCGTACTGTGTTTGTACTTGTGCTTGGGCGTACTGGTTCATCCGTTGTTCGACGAGTTGTTCAACCTGATCGGGGGTTAGTCCTGCTTGATAGCCTTCTTGAACTGCTTGCTGGCCAATGGCAGCTTGTGCTTGTGGGCTGATAAAAGTGTCAAAGCGTTCCCCTGCCAGGGTTTTGGCGTTGTCTACCATCCATCGGACAGCGGTATCGGTGTCTCCTGAAGCAAAAGCGTTAGCGAATTCTTGTACGGCACGAGCGTCGTCGGGGTGCATTTTGGCGAAAGTTTGTGCGATTGGCTTGTAGCGTTCGCGTTCTTTCACACGGTCTGCTACTTCTGATCGGTATTTGTCTTCCCAATTGACAGTTGATTCGGGTTCGACGGACGATTGGTCGTACGAACCTTCTTCTACATATTCAGAACTTATGTCGCTCATTGTGGGGGTGTCTCCTGTGGTTGTCCTGGCTGTCCTGTTTGTGCTTGTGGAACCAATGAGCCAGGTGCTTCATTGGCTTGCGGGAGCGTTTCTGATCCCGGCATCTGTTGCTGTTGGGCGAGTTGAGCGGCTGCTTCGTCGGCTGCAAGTTTTTGGTGGGCTTGAACGTGAACATCAATTGCTTGACGTACATCGGCCATTGCAAGCTCGTATGCAGGGGATTTGCGTTCGCGGTTGTGTTGTGCGATGTGTTTGGCGTGGTCGTCAAAGTCGGCTGGCATAACGGGGGTTGCTTGCATAAGCAAACCATTTTCCCATTCGGCTTTAGCAACATCGGGGTCAGCGGTAGCCAAGAAACCTTTGGGATCGGGCAAGTCAAGCAATTTGGCTAGTGATACGCCATCAATGTTTTGGAATGCGCCGGGGAACGCTTGTGCCAATGATGTGATGACTGATTGGGTTGCGATTTTGGATCGAGGTGCTGTCGCGTCTAACGGGACTTTGACTTGAGGGAATTCATCAATGTCTTCGGCTGTCCATTCAAATTGAACGGTTGAGCCTTGCTGGGTGGTGATCGTTTGTGAGCGCACCATGCCTGACTGCTGGGCGTAGGTACGGTACATCTGTAAAGTCATCTGTCCAAGACGCGCCCAAACAGCAGACTGGTTGCGTGCCATTGGTGCTAACGGGGTGTCGTCCTTTTCAGCCAATACCGATAAAGCAAGTCCTGAGTTACGGTCACCAGGGGCTTGACCACGAGTTACAGCATGAGTGAAAAAGATGTCGTCCAATTCAGCTTCAAGTTGTGCTGCCTCGTTACTGATCCAGCGGGGGACTTCGGGTGCTGACTGCCAATGCGGTTCGCCTAGTTCGGCGTTGTATTCAAGTACATCGGCTGGGTCGGTCGTAATGGTGTCGGAGTCTTCAATTGATCCTGCGGGAACCATAAGTCGAGCGTTAGCAGCTTTACGCATATGTTCAAGGATGGTTGAACGCGCACGGTTGTAGGCGTATTGGATATCTCGTGCCGGGGTAAGAAGGGTGTTTCCGACCCATGTGCGAGGAATTTTGCGTTGAATACCGATAGCGATGTTGAGGTGTGTGAACGGGAACGGCCAGCCTTGACCGTCTCCGTAGGCGTATACCTGCTTGTTATTCACAACGTGGACTACACATCCAGGGGTGCGGGTAGTTGGGCGTTCGTAGTAGCAGTAAACAAGGGTTAGGCGGGGCGGTTGACCTTGTGGTCGACGCGACAGCAATGTGCGGTGGCGTGATGACAATGATGCTTCTGCGTCAGGTGCGGGTTCCCAGTCAAGATCGTAACGTTCTTTAACCTGCTCAGGGGGTAGCGCAACACATTTGATCCAGTAGCGAGCGTCATCAACGGATGGTGAACCTGGTTCTAAACAGAATTCGCTAATACCGAGAGGTGTAAGGCGTACACCACCAGCAGGGATTGGGATAGAAGTCACGGGATCGGTGGCAACAACCTTGCCTAATTGAGGATCCCATTCAACCGATACGGCTGCCGATCCACCATAAAGGGTTTGAAGAAGGTGTTCTTCGCGGATGTCTGCCCAGTCTTGTTCTTGGGCTTCCGATAGAAGTAGTTGTTCTTGTAAACGTTGGCGACGGGCTGATGCGTCATCGGTTCCTGATGGTTCAACTTCCCATACAAGTGGGGAGCGTGTCATTCGGGATAGAAGGTTTGTTGTGCGAGGGCCAAACTTGTCTACGGTGATGCGGGTGTACCGTTCGTTGTCGTTGGCGTAGTCCAGTTCTTGCACGATGTTGCGGGTCTGATCCCACCAAATCCATTGTTGACCGCTGTTGTAGGATGCGTTCATCCAGTAGTCCCGGCGTTCTTTTAACAGATAACGGTCGGCTTTGTTCCATAGGTCTATGACATCTTGTGGTTTGGGTGGTTCCCAGGCTTTCATGGCCCTACGCCTTCAATTGGTGATTGCCACGATGTTCGTGACTTCGGATCGACTTGTTCTTTCTTTGTTGACTTAGAGAACTTTTCGGCGGCAATGGCTGCTGATGGATTCTTTGCCAACAATAGATTAGTCAATCTACGGTTCTCGCGTAGTAACAACAGGACAATGCCCAGTAGGGCGACGAGGCTGAACGCTGCGAATATCACAGGTCACCAACAAAATCAGTATCTATTTCGGGTTTGGGGGTGTCTTCCCGACGAGGACGACCACGCTTGTTGGAAAGGGGTGATCCAACTACATCGGGCCGTGCGGAGCCTGGTTGCGGATCATCCTCGTCGAGTTGACTTGTAGGGCCTGCCTGCTCTACAGGTTGTGAGTCTACACCCACAATTGCTCCTGCGATCAAGGCAAGGCGTTCTTCAGCAATTTCTGCCCTGTCACCCATTTCGGTGGCGAGCTTAGTCATTGCTTCTAATTCTCCGTAGCGGTGCATGGATACTGCACGGGCTGGTGCAACCATGCGAGCTAGTTCTAATGCACAGTCGGCACAGATATATAACCGTGTGATTGCTGATGGGTTTGCGTCTTCGGGACTGTTGTGACCGTCTAGGTCTAGTTCCATGTCAATGATCGGTTTAGCGACCCCTCGACAGATCCAGCAGCATCCTGGTAAATAATTGTAGTTGTCAACGATTCTCATCAGTATGCCCGCTTACCTTTAATGGTGTTTGAGCCAACTGGTCGACCCGTACGGTCATATTGAGTGTGCTTTGATCTCCACCCAATTTTTCGTCGTGGCTTTAATTTATCGATTGAAATACCTGTTCCCATTACCATCTCCGCTTTTTTGTTTTGTCCAACTTCTCCATGAACCTTTGTACTCTACCCTCTGCATCATATGTGGCGTGTTTATGTTTGCGGGTGATTTCATTGTACGGACGGCAGGCTAGCAGATATCGGAGTGCGTCAACTGCATGGTCTTCGTCGTCGGTGTCAACATCTTCAATTTTTGTTTTGTCGTGGCGCATTGCGGGCAAGGTGCGGAGTAGATGCTCGCAAGTAGAGAAAATTTTTAATTTTGGCTCATCATTGATAACGCCTGGTTGCAGGTAGCGGTGGACATTTTGCCATCCTGAGATACGGGCGTTTTTGGCTCGACTGGTGGAGACTCCTAGTGAGTTGTATACGCCTGCGACTGTTTGTCCTAAGCCTTGGACGTTGCTGTATGTGGATGGGTCGATGACGGTGGCGGTGATTCGTTCGTTGTGGCCGTCGCTGGTTTTGGACATTTCTTTGATTTGCATGGCTTGTTGTGCTGCGGTGAGGTTTTTTTGGTATGCCTCTCGGTAGACGTAGCAGGTTCCGTCGGCTGGGTTCCAGGCTCCCCACAGGCAGCAATAAGGGTTTGCTGTACCAAAGTCAATTCCTCGGTAGCGGGGCCATTCGGGCGGGATTTCAAATGGTGGTATGACGTGGATGTCTCGGTTGAATTCGGAGAAGTATTGCCCGGTGAAAGTATCCCAGTCGCCTAACAGTTTTTGTTTGCGTTCTGTTTCGGGGAGCATGGATAGATGTTTGCGGTATGTGGGGTCAATGTGGGGGTTGTCGTCCACGGTTGACGGTACGAACGCGACGATGAGGTGGTCGGTGGGGTCGTGGGGTATTTCTAGTTTGTCTATCTCTGCTGGGTCGTCGGGGAGTTCGACTCGGCGTACTACATCAGGATTTTCAAATCCTTCTCGTACATCGTAAACAACAGCATATTTGCCATGCTGGGTGGGTTGTACCAGCATTTTGTATAGGAATGTGTGTCCACGGTCGCCAGGGTTGGTGGCGAACATAACGTGGGTTCTTACGCCTAGCGCAGTCATTTTTCGGCTTGTACGGAGTCGGCCCGACATCATGAGCATTTGGTACGGGGTGAACTGGGTTGCTTCGTCAAAACCGATGAAGTCGTACTCGGCAGACATATATTGTCCTACATCTTCGTCACGGGCGCAGAATCCGTATTCGATGACTGATCCGTTGCCGTACCACCAGGCTTTGACGTTGTCAATGGATCGTAGGGCTGCATCCACATTGAGTTGGGCGTATCGGACTTGGGATCGGATGATGAGTGATCGGCGTAGTTCGGGGAGCGCAGTTCGCACTAGGAGTGTGCGGTGACCGGGGTATTTCTCTGATAGTTCGTGTGCGTGGTAGGCAAGTAGTTCGGATTTGCCACCACCAGCTGCACCACCATAGAGAAGCCAGTCAACTTTCTTTACTAGGGCGTGGGCTTTCTCTTGGCGTTTATTACCTGTGAGTTTCCATGCTTGTAGGTCTATTTCTAGTAAACGTAGGTATTCGTCTTGTTCTGACCCAGTAAGTTGACCAAATTCGTCGTCTGACAGGAAGTTCATAGTTCGCTCATGGTGCGACCCGCAAACCGCTTGTTAGCGACTGGCAGATTGTTAGCCACGATTCCTATCTTGTTGCTTAGTGCAACGACGGCAAGTAGGTCATTGTCTGACTGGTCAAAGTATCCCGCTGCTTCTAGTGCTTCTTTGGTGGGGAAGACATCGGCGTGTCGATCTAGTTCTCGGTCAATCATGTGGTCTTGTTTGCCACCAAATGAGTACACAACTCTCAAATTTTTAGGTATGTAACTGCTTTTTTTAAGCATTTCTACTTCTTTGGTGTATGCGTAGAAAAGAATGTCGTCGTGTTCGTATGCAACATCTATCCAATCATTCAAATACTCAGGGCTAAAGAAGTCGCCTGCATCGTGGATTCGGACGGCTCGTCCACCACTCAAGACCCATTGGTGCAACCATTGATCGTTTTCATCGTGGGGAAGATCATGTGGTTTGTTTGTTGGCAAGAATCGTTTGTGATCTAATTCGATAGCCATTTCTTGCCACCAATTTTCGTTATACAACACATACTCAAGGTTTTGCAGGTGGCGACGGCGCACGTTAGAGAACAGGTATGTTCCCATTTTGGCGTAGCAAACACGGCCACAAGCACCAGCGTTCGGGCAAGTGTTGAACCAGGAGCCGTCCGTAAGTTTTAGAGTGTGCGCTGGGAGAGTCCAGTTCCACACGCCGACACGGCGTAGTTCGCTGTTCTGTGTCAATAAACGGTCAGGTTTAGTTGTCATCCGTTTTGTCCATCCCCTATTGCTCGCAACCCTGCCTCGACACGGGCTTTCGCTTCTGATCTTAACTCTTCTAAGCGTGATAAACGGTCTTCGGGGTTCCCGGTACGGTTCTCGTTGATCGTTGTTGCTTGGCCTGACTCTAACCTGAGGATGTCATACCAAATCTTTGCCACCTTAGTAGCTTCTTCGGCTGACTTGATCTCCCATTCGTTGCTAACTAGGCGTAAACCGAGGTCAACAATGATGGATTGAGCCAACTTGGGGAGTATTTCCCGACTAGCGACCCCTGAAGCGAGCAGATCTTGCCCCAAAACCTTTAATTGTTCCGCTGACTTGCGTCGTTCTTCCTTTTCCAGCACCTTTTTGACCCGAACCTCTTCAATGTCGGCGGCACGGTGCGCTCTTTTGGCTTGTTGAGCCTCGCCTTTAGAAATAATTACCACTCCATTTAAGTCATCCACCACTTTGGTGGGCTTTGATTGGGTGGGGCGGCGACCTTTGATACCTTCAATGATGTCATCTGCGTCGTCGAACGCTTTACGCATCGTCATATAAGGTCTTTGCCTGATGTCAGGTCGTGAAGGGTGGCCCAAATCTGCATTGCGAGCGAACCAACCGACTGGGTGGCAACCATTTCGCCTGCTGTCAATGAGTTCACGTCATATGAACGCTCCGCAAGCTCGACAATGTGCGCTGCTGCACAGAACGCTGCTTTACACATATCAGGAGTTAGGAAGATCCCGGCACTCTCTAACGCAAATCGTGCTTGAGCCACCAAAGCATCGTTACCTAATCTGATAACAGTCTTCATCACATCATCGACGGTGGCCATAATTCTCCATATCTAAAAACAAATATCTAAAAGACTTTGTCCTGTTACAAAAACTGACACTATCACCATACATCCTCATGGTATTGTTCTGTCACCGAACTTACGAAGCTGGTCATGTCGGGATGACACACCAGCGGAACTCGCCCGTAGTAAGCCTGTCTAACCAGGAGCGTAGGGACAACGTGACCTGAAAGGGGGTTCGGATCCCATGCATAGAGTCAAGCCGACAGTCGAATCGGATGCCAGCTAGTAAGCCGTGGGTAGGTAGTTAATATATGAAACGAGTGAACATCGTTAAGGTTCGGGTGTTGGTACGGTGTAGGGCCGCCAACGGTAGGGCATTGGGGCAGACCGAAAGGTCTGAGACAAAGTTAAAGTCACCGATGTGACAACACACGGATGACAACAACGAACTTCGACAGCCACGCTGGCGATGGAGAGGCGTTAGCCGCCAACGGCGGAAGCCCTTGACCTTGACCTTGCATCAGTTGACCTTCCAAGGTCGAAGACCCCAAGCCCCCGGCAAGGACACCCTTTCAAAAAGGTCAA